AAATAAAGCACAAGGGGAAGTATAGACCTAAGCATAGAATTATATACGAAGAGCATCACGGCATTAAATTAGATCCTTACGAAGTAGTTATATTTTTAGACCGAAATCCAAAGAACTTGGATATCTCAAATCTAAAACTAATTTCACGTCAGGAACATATGCAACGCAATCACTGGGTACATTTACCTGAGGAATTACAGGAAGTAATACATTTAAAAAAGAACATAACAAGAATAATAACAGAACATGGCAAAAGACAAAATTCAAGACCTGAGACATCATCTATTTGAAACTATTGAAATGCTTAAAGACGGAGACATGGAAATAGAGAAGGCAAGAGCAATCAGCGAGGTTGCACAGGTAATCATTAACTCCGCAAAAGTAGAAGTGCAATTTTTAAAAGAAATGGGAAGTAATCGACATACTGGATTTATTCAGTTGGAAAATAAAGAAGAATGATATGCCGATAGTTGAAATAAAAGTATTTGAACAATACGAGTATCAAGATTATTTAATTACAATACAGGATCATTTTGGTGGTCCAGAATTAGAGGCTATTGCAGTTCCAACTAAATATGCTCATTTATTTAAGGATTTACACGATGTTTATAATTGCTGCGAAATATTTGATTATGAAGGTATTATACACCAAGAAGAAGTTTGGTCTGAACAAGATGAAGAATTCTATGAACGAGATTTAATACCATTAGTAGCATTTGAACCAACTGATGCACATATAAGATTATCCAATGTAAATACTGAATCATCTACCCAAGTTTTAAGTCGCGTTGTAAATGAATTAAATTGGTTATTAGAAATAAAACCGAAAACAGTAGTTTTAAAACAAATTTACAAAAAGAGTGTAACTCCAAAAACCTCCAAAAATAAAAGAGGATTTAATCAAGTTGCTTGGGCTTCTCTGGTAAAGTTAAGAGACGGTAAATGCACTGAATGTAATAGCGTCTATGATTTACACGCTCATCATATAAAGCCCTATAAAGACAATGAATCATTAAGATTTGATGTAAACAATGGGGTTACTTTATGTGGACAATGCCACCGAAAATGGCACAAAGAAAATGGTAGATAATTGCAATTATAAAATAATTAACTATATTTGCATACACCAAATCAGAGGGAGTAGTACTGCACCTGCTGCTCTCTCTTTTAAATAGCAACAAACACAACCATGAGAGAGATGGTTAAGTTTAAAAGATATTTGCCTGTAGTTAATAGATGTCTCTCTCACATCTATTTTCTATGGGCATTTTTTATTTATGAGAGAGTCAATGATAATTTACCGCTCGTTCTATGATGCTATCAAAGAGCTTGAGCCACTACACCAAGCGAAAGTTTGGGAAGCAGTTTTTGAGTACGGATTAAACCAAAATCAAATTGATTTAACTGGTTTGCCATCTACAATCTTTAAACTTATTAAACCTCAATTAGATGCAAATTTGCGTAAGTATGCAAATGGCAATAAAGGAGGTAGACCAAAGAAAGCAAAAGAAAACCTAACTGAAACCAAAATAGAACCTAAACATAACCTAAACGAAAGCAAAGTAAAAGCTAATGTAAATGATAATGATAATGATAATGTAAAAGAATACAAAGAGAGTTTGAATTTATGGCTTCAGTATAAGAAAGAGAAAAAGCAAACGTATAAACCTACTGGACTTGAAGCATTGAAGAAAACAATCGTTAAAGATTATCCGAACCCTATAGACTTTACAAACGCTGTAGAGTATAGCATAGCAAATAATTACAGCGGTATTTATCCACCAAAAAAGATAACTTTGCAAACACCAACGATAACACATAAAAGAGCAACTTTAGATGATTGAAATAGAAAATAGCATAATAGGACAAATGTTTCTTTATCCTGATGCACACAACTTTATAATGAAATTAAACCCTCAATGGTTTAGCTCATTTAGAAAAGACGTTGTAACTACAATGCAAGAGTTATATATGAGTAATGAGCCTGTAAGTTTATCCTCTATTGGTTTACGCCACCGGGAACATATCAGAGAGATTGCAACCATGCAAAATGTTGTAACGACAAATGTCAATTTAGAAAAAGAGATTCTTCAGATTGAGATTGCTTACAAGAAAAACAACATACAATCTAAGATGGCTTATTTTAATTATGACCGTGATCTAAACGAAATAATAAGCGACATAAATTTAATGCTTCAAGAAAACACCGTAAGTGTTGGTCAGAAAGCAAAAGTAATTTCTTCAGTTGCAGGAAATGTAATTGACACTTTATACGAGGCAGTTCAAAGAGGAACTAACATGACAGGCATAAGCACAGGATGGAAATACCTTGACAAATATATAGGAGGTTGGAATAAGGGCAACATGGTTGTAATAGCAGGTAGACCTGGAAGCGGAAAAACTGCAATAGCTCTTTCACTTGCCATTGACTCCTGTAGACTTGCAAAGGTTCTATTTATTTCTCTTGAGATGTCAAAAGAGGAACTTGCAAAAAGATATCTTTCGTTTATTGCGAATGTAGAAAACTACAAAATCAGAAGTGCGAGATTAACAGAAACTGATTTAAAACAAATCACAGAGCAACTTTACGGAATGAATATGGACTTCTTTCTTGATGATGGCAGCAATAGTGATATAAACGACATTGTAGCAAAGATAAAACTTCACAAGGCTAAACATGGTCTTGATATAGTTTTCATTGATTATATGCAGTTAATTAAAAGCCATCAGAAAGTAAGAGAGCAAGAGATTGCACACATCAGCAGAACTCTTAAACTTTTGGCAAAGGAGTTAGGAATAACAATAATAGCACTTGCACAACTTTCAAGAGAAACTGAAAAAAGAGCTGAAAAGAAACCAATGCTTTCAGATTTAAGAGAGAGTGGTCAAATTGAACAGGATGCTGATATTGTTTTATTTCCATTTAGACCAGCGTATTATTCAGATGATAAACCTGAGATTGAAATGGATGCTGAGTTAATTATAGGCAAGAATAGACATGGGCAATGCGTATCTGTTCCGATGTCATTTGAAGGAAGATACACACGATATAAAGAAATACTATGAGGCACGGAAGTTTATTCTCAGGTATAGGAGGCTTTGATCTTGCTGCTGAGTGGATGGGTTGGGATAACGTATTCCATTGCGAATGGATGGAGTTCCCTCGTAAAGTATTAGACTATTATTTTCCAAACGCTGATAGTCACATAGACATTTGTAAAACTGATTTTAAAAAATATGCAAACACAATTGACATTCTCACAGGAGGATTCCCTTGCCAACCATTCTCAACTGCAGGAAAAAGAAAAGGCACAGATGATGAACGCTACTTATGGGGAGAAATGCTTAGAGCAATTCAAGAAATTAAACCCAAATATGTCATTGCAGAAAACGTCTTTGGTATCACGAATATTGATGGCGGATTGGTTTTCGAGCAGGTGTGCCTTGACTTGGAAGCTGAAGGGTACGAAGTTCAACCGTTTATTATTTGTGCTGCAGCCAAAAACGCACCGCACCGCAGAGATAGGTGCTGGTTTATTGCCTACTCCAACAGTAATGGATTCAACCAATGCAACAGCAACGATGAAATCAACACAAGTAAAGGAGGGAAGTATGCACTCAGTAACATTAGCAAGAGCAATGACAATGGGGATGCTACCAACACCAACAAAATCAGATTATCAAACGAGATGGAGAATGCCAAATTGGAAAGGAGACGATCTCGTTTCGGAAGTCAATTACATACTTGGGACTCGTTCCCAACTCAATCCCCGATTTGTGGCGGAGATGATGGGCTTCCCACCGAATTGGACGGAATTACCTTTTCAAAATGGAGAGCAGAATCAATCAAGGGTTACGGAAACGCAATTTTACCACAAATAGCTTACGAAATATTTAAACAACTATGAACTACGAATACGAATACATCAAATTAAAAGCATCACACACCAGGTTAAAAACAACCTACGAGAACAAACTTGAAAGTGCTAAGAGAGAAATCCAAGAACTAAGACAAATGATCTTAAAGCCTGAGCAGAAAACAAAAAAGGTAGACAAGAACTTTGATGAACTACTCAGAATAGTTTGTCAGGAGTCCAACGTGATACCTAAAGACTTTTTCTCTCGTTCAAGGAAGCGTGAGTATGTAATTGCAAGAGCAATGTTTTGTTTCTTCGCTTACAACGAACTAAATCAGTCACTAAAGAAAATCGGTCTATACTTAAACCGTGACCACTCAACAGTCATTCACGGAAGAGATATGATAGGCGATTACCTTGACATTAACATGAAGTTTGAAACGGCAATGCACAACAGAATTAAATCACGACTAAATGCGATTCCTGACAATTACCTTGAGGAGGTCACGAGAATATCTCCATATTTGTCTTAACAATGAAGAGGAAGTCATCTATTACTGGAGAAAGTACACAAAGTTAGGATGGGAATTAGTATCTGTTGACGAATCACTTACGACAAGAGTAGTGTGGAAACAATATTGATAACTTTGGTCAAATTAAAAAGAAATTTGTTAAATCAAAAAGCCACAAATAATATCGGAGCTAACGCAGTCTACCTGGCTGCGTGAGTTCTGCATAAAGATTGCAGGTGAACTTTCATCAGACTTATATCAGGAACTATTTGTAATTCTATGCGAGAAGACAGACGAATGGATAGAAGAAAAATACAAGAGCGGCTACTGGGAAGGCTTTGTAATTCGCATCTGTTTAAATCAGTATTATGGCAAATACACCAACTTCTCAAAGAACTTTGTCAAACCAATAGGACTATATGACACAGAAGGAGTTGAAATAATAGAAGAGAATGATTCGATGTATAAAGAGGCACTATATAGCACTATTGATGACATTGTAAGTTCTAAAGAATGGTATGAGCAGAAGATTTGGACATTGTACTGTGAAGGCGACACGAAACTTGAAATTAAACCACGATCTGCAAGAAGCATAAGTAGGGCAACCGATATCAGTAGACAAGAAATACTCAGAGTAATTAACACAATCAAAAAAGAAATAAATGAAAGACTTGTTGCAAATTTTGGGGATAGCATCGATGAGCATAATTTGGGTGCGTGAGTTTGGCTACAGATTCAAGAAACCTTTATCATGTGAGTTGTGTCTATCGTTTTGGATTACCTTGTTTTGGTTTCATTCAATCGAGGGTATACCTTTAGCATTTTTAGCAGCAGCAAGTGCAACGATTATAAATAAATACTTATGACACAAGAAGAAATAAACTACATCATTACTGAAATTCAACCACACTTTACTAAATGGAAGCATAGTGGTTTTATGAGGTTAGCACCAGAGGACTCAGTAAAAGTAAGAGACATCTACTTTAGAGAGATGGGCAGACCAATGCCGACTTGCTCTAATTGTTTTGTCGAGTCACTATATTCGTTAATTGTAAGAGCAGAAGCACAACAAGAACTACAAGCAGCTACTATTGCAGATGATGAGCAAAAGCCAAAAAGAAAGAGAAGAACAAATTAAATTTGCTGAATACTTAGCACACAACTCTTTTGTCTTATACGACATCGTGAAAGGTGTTAGTTATTGGAGCAATGGAAAAGAAACAAAAACAACAAAACAACTTTTAAGAGAATATGAACTCATTCGGAGGAACTTGGAATAATCAGCAATGCTTTGATTACGAAATGCGAAACGGCATCCATTTAGATAACCCATCATTTGTAAATATGTATGACGATGTTGTAAATGAAATCACAACTCTGTTAGATATTAAAACACACACAGACTTAGGCGGTGGCGTAGGTGCATATTGTTTAGCAATGAAAAAGAAAGGCATTAAGACTATTTACTACGACCTGAATGAACACCACTACGAATACGCCCACGAAAGAAATGTTGCTGATGAATATCATATCTGTGATTTTACAACCAAGAAAATAAAGGCAGACTTTGTTTCTTGCATAGAAGTAATGGAGCATATAGAGGACGACAAGTTAAAACCATTTTTAGCAAACCTAAAATGTAATTACTTTCACTTCAGTTCAACTCCGCACTACTCTAATTTTGACAAAGAATGGGGACACATCAACATCAAGCCTGTATCACATTGGGTACACTTATTTGAGCAATGCGGATTTACTTTACTGCTGGAGATGTCAAAGCCTACAAAGTGGAGTTTATTATTTAAGAAAAAAATGAACTAATAGTACATTATGTTGTTTGAAATTAAATTTGCCGAGTGGATTGCGGAGAATCATTGGACTTGCTGCGATGAACACGACTTCATTTACTATTGGTGCTCTGAAACCAAAGGAATGTCACAAGTACCAACAGATTTACTGTTTGATATTTTTTTAAATGAAAAAGCACACTAAAATATATTTAGACTATTTCGGTTACGATCAAAGCAGTTGGATACCTTGTGAGATGTGTGGTCAAACTGCAGTCGACATTAACCATATAGATGCAAAAGGCATGGGCGGAAGTAAACTAAAAGACAACATCGAAAACTTAATGGCAATGTGCAGAAAGTGTCACATGGATCTTGGAGACAAAAAAGAACACAAAGTCATGATGAAAGTAGTACATCAAGTTAAAATGAACGAAAGAAAATGAAAGCAACAATAGAATTTGAACTACCTGATGATCAGGAACAATATAACTTCGCTAACAAAGGATTTGACTACTTTTGTGTGCTATGTGAAATCGATGAGTTTCTACGTCAAAAAATCAAGTATAGCGAACTTGAACCGAATGAATATGCCTTACTTGAAGACACAAGGGAGCAACTAAGGCAGATGCTTTTTGAAAGAGGAATAAATCTTTAAAAAAATAGTGAAACAAAAGTGAAACTATGGCAAACGAACAAAACTTAAAACCATTTAAAAAAGGAGAGGTTCACAACCCTAACGGTAGACCTAAAAAGTTCACTACCTTAATGAAAGAGAACGGCTACTCACTTTCTCAGGTAAACGATTCTATTCAGGTAATTATGTCAATGGACGAAAAGCAAATAAAAGACGTGCTTAAAAACGATGAAGCAACCATGCTTGAAAAGACAGTTGCAAAGGCTATAATAAAGAGCTACGAGAAAGGCTCACTCTATTCAATGGACACGCTTCTATCAAGAGTATACGGCAAACCAAAAGAATCAGTAGAGGCTACCGTAGAAGCGAAAGTAATAAATGTAACTTTAAACTTGGACTAATTATGAGCGGAGGACAATTTGATTACGACCAATATAAGATTGGATATATTGCCGACAAAATAGAACAACTTATTGAAAAGAACGGTAAACCAAAAACTAAAGAAGAACTTAGAGAGCAATCATGGATAGATGAAGAATGGCTTGAGAGAAACCCTGAAGACAAAAATCATCACAAATACCCAAGAGTAGTAATAAAGAGATTTAAAGAAGCCGTTAACATTTTACGAGAAGCACAGATATACGCCCATCGAATAGATTGGTTATTGTCAGGAGATGATGGTGAAGAAAACTTTTTAAAACGTCTTAATGATGAATTAGATTTCTTTGACCAGGTTAATAAAAAAAAGGTATGACCGAAAAAGAAGCAATCATTCTACTAATCTACTACAACGATTGGAGAAGAGGAGAGGACATAGAAATGCCGAACCCAACGCAGATAGGAATAGCACTTGATACAATTATAAACGAATATTTTAAACGAAATGGAAACAACTTACTTAGGTAGTGCCTGGTCTGATGACTACGGCTTAAACGTCAGCATCAACATCGAGAAACTAAACGAAGCAATTAAAAGCGGAAAGTTAGAAGTAAACAAATACGGTGATGTACGTTTGCGTGTACAAAAATTGAAAGCACAGAACGAGAAGAGCAAAGCTACTCACTCGGTTGCCGTGCCAAAGCCAAAAGTAGAAGCACCCTTTTAATGAGAGTAATTTGTCTACTTGACGGAGCGAACGGCGTATCTTTCCACCGATTGTATACGCCTTATCTTCGTTTGCAGCAAGATCACGACATTACCGTAGATGTAAGTCTGAACCACGAAGATTGGCTAAACCTCGATTATCAGCAATACGATTGCGTTATATTTAATCGTTGGTTAGGACGCTATCAGTACAACATACTTCCATTACTTGCAAAGTACAAAGTGCCTTACATCGTTGACCTTGACGACTATTGGGTACTTCCAAAGTACAACCCAGCGTACAAGTTTTACAGAGCGTACATTAAAGACGGAGTTAAGAACGCTTTAACCTATGCCGATGGAGTGCAGGTAACGACTCCTCAACTTGCTGAAAAGATAAAGGAGTTTTACAAAGGCGATAACATTACGATTGCAGAAAACGCAGTAGACTTTACACAGCCTCAATGGAACGTAAATAAAGACCATACACCAACGATTGGTTGGGTTGGTGGAATAAGTCACGTTGAAGATATAAAGTTGCTTACAAATCAAATTAGACCTATTTGTGAGAAATACGGCTATCGCTTTATAATGGGTGGACACCACGAGAATAGTAGAATGTGGGCAGAGATGGAGAAAGCCATTACAGGAGAGAGTCAAAAGAACCGCCCAAGTTGGTTTGAAACGAGAGTAGGTACAACGCCTGATAAGTACGCTGAGATTTATTCAGAGATAGATATCTGTTTAGCACCGTTGACGGATCAGACATTTAACCGCTACAAGTCAGAGTTGAAGATAGTTGAGGCTGCTGCTTACAAACGACCTATTTTAACGAGCAATGTAGAACCATACACCAACCACAAAAGTAACTTAGGAGTTTTCTTTGTGCAAAACAACGATTGGACTACACCGTTAACACAACTGATAGAAAGTGGGAAAAGTAAAGAGGTAGGTTTGATTAACTACAACTACTGCAACGAGCATCACAACATTCAAGAGATTAACAAAAAAAGAATAGATTTGTTACAGAAAGTGTGTAGACCATAACGGTGACATCAACGAAATGGTATCAATTCGGTGAACCCAACAAGATGATATGCAAATAAACTACAAGCGACCATTTTTAACGAGTTATCAGAAAGCCATCTTGGATAGTCCTGCACGTTACACGATAACAGCAGCGAGTACTAAGACAGGAAAAACTGCGTCTCATATAATTTGGTTGTTTGAAGAGGCATTGAAACTAAAAGAGAACCAAGCTGTTTGGTGGGTTGCTCCTGTATACCAACAAGCAGAGATTGCATTCAGGAGAATGAAAGCACAGGTGAACTCTCGTGACTTCTTCCAGAGCAACGAATCTAAACTTGTCTTGACTACTCCGATAGGCTCACGGATAGAGTTTAAATCTGCAGAGAAACCTGATAACTTATACGGTGATGACGTCTATGCAGCAGTATTTGACGAGGCAAGTAGAGCAAGAGAGGAATCCTGGTTCGCTTTACGTTCTACGTTGACGGCAACTAAAGGCAAGTGCAAACTAATTGGTAACGTCAAAGGCAAAAAGAATTGGTTTTATAAGTTAGGAGAGAAAGCCAAAGGAGGAGAACCGAACTTAGAGTACTTTAAAATAACCGCTTACGATGCAGCGAAAGAAGGCATCTTAGATGTAGAAGAAATAGAACAGGCAAAGCGTGACTTACCCGACTACGTTTTCAAAGAGTTATACCTTGCTGAACCTGCCGATGACAATTCAAACCCTTTCGGGTACGATAATATAGAAAACTGTATAATTCCTACCCAAACGGGTATAGTTACGGCATACGGCATTGACTTAGCAAAATATACGGATTGGACGGTTATAATTGGACTCAATGAACAAGGTAATGTCTGTCACTTTGAACGCTTTCAAATGGATTGGTCACAGACTATGACAAAGATTTCTAACTTAATCGGAAACACTCCGACCTA